TTCAACTAGTAGCTTATGGTGCTCAGGATGTTTATTTAACCGGTAATCCTCAAATTACCTTTTTCAAAGTTGTATATCGTCGTCATACTAACTTCGCTATTGAAGCTATCCAACAAACCTTCAATGGAAACCCGGGATATGGGAACACAGTAAATTGTCAAATATCCCGTAACGGTGATTTAATCAACCGCATGTATCTCCAAGTAGAAGTACCGGCGATAGCTAACGGTAGTAATGATAAATATGTTAACTATTTAGGTCTTCGCTTATTAAAATCTGTTGTTATTGAAATTGGTGGTCAACAAATAGATAAACACTATTCGGATTGGATGTATATTTGGAACGAATTATCTTTACCTCTTGGAAAACGCCACGCTTATGATAAAATGGTTGGGGCGGATGCGACAGAAACATCTGCTAATTCAACTACTTTATATGTTCCCTTAGAATTCTGGTTCTGTCGCAATGTAGGTTTAGCGCTTCCATTAATTGCCCTTCAATATCACGAAGTTAAAGTAAAGATTGAATTTGATACTAAACACAATTGTTCTGTTACCAATGCTGGCGCGCAAGGACCAACGCAGGCGGCAAATGTTCTCGATCTTAAAGATATATCATTATGGGTTGATTACATATTCCTTGATACTGATGAGCGCAGACGTTTTGCTCAATTATCTCACGAATATTTAATTGAACAATTACAATTCACCGGCACTGAAACACTAGGAACTGGAAGCACCCGTGTCAAACTCAACTTTAATCACCCATGTAAAGAATTAGTATGGGTTGCTAAATTAAAAAACCCTACTAATCGTAATATAAGATGGTATGATTATACTGACATGGACCCAGCCAATGATATTGGTGTTCGAACACCCTATCTTGCTAAAAATCCATTCGAAGATGCGATTTTACAATTAAATGGCAATGACCGTTTCGCAATCCGCAAAGGTTCTTATTTCAATTTAGTACAACCTTATCAACATCATACCAATGTATCTGACAATCAAGGTATCAATGTTTATTCATTTGCTCTTAAACCCGAAGATCATCAACCAAGTGGCACCCTCAATATGTCTCGTATTGATACCGCAACCCTCATGGTTAATACCGTTTCTAAAAAACAAGTGAACTTAGCCAGATCAGGAGGAGGACTAGATGCTGATTACAGTGGTATCAATATATATGCTGTAAACTATAACGTTCTCCGCATATTATCTGGTATGGGTGGTCTTGCTTATTCCAACTAAATTATTAAAATATGTGTATTATTTTTCAATATATTATAACAATAATAATGTAATGTCTTTTGTGTAATATTACACTTTTTTTTTCTCCACTAATAGTATAAAGAATATAGCGTAAATGGGTGGTGGTCTTCTTCAACTAGTAGCTTATGGTGCTCAGGATGTTTATTTAACTGGTAATCCTCAAATTACCTTTTTCAAAGTTGTATATCGTCGTCATACTAACTTCGCTATTGAAGCTATCCAACAAACTTTCAACGGAAATCCAGGATATGGCAACCGTGTAACTTGCCAAATATCTCGCAATGGTGATTTAATCCACCGCATGTATTTAACAGTTGATATGTCGGAAGAAACCAGTCAAGTGTGCAGTTATTTTGGCTTACGTCTCATTGATTACGTGGAGCTTGAAATCGGTGGCCAAAAGATTGACAAACAATATTCCCACTGGATGTATGTATGGAATGAATTATCATTACCTAAATCCAAAAGTGAAGGCTATAAGAAAATGGTTGGTGGTGGTGGTGGTTTATTAAGTAGTAGTCCCAATGATCAATTATATATACCTCTTGAATTCTGGTTCTGCCGCAATGTAGGTTTAGCTCTTCCATTAATTGCTCTTCAATATCACGAAGTCAAAGTAAACATCTTATTTCAAACCTCAGAAAAATGCCAAGGTAGTAGCGATGCTCTCCAAAGACCATTAGGTGCTTCATCTCTATGGGTTGATTATATCTTCCTTGACACTGATGAACGTAGACGTTTTGCTCAATTATCGCATGAATATTTAATTGAACAATTACAATTCACCGGTACTGAATCTGTATCTGGATCACAAGCTAAACCAAAATTATCCTTCAATCATCCTTGCAAGGAATTATACTGGTTTGTTGAATCACTAGGTACTACTAATTATGTCAATAATAATAATTGGCATGATTACGCAATAACAGATAATACCAATCCAATTTTAAATGCCAAATTAGTATTAAACGGAAATGATCGATTTTCTGAACGTCCCGGTTCTTATTTCAATTTAATACAACCATATCAACATCACGAAAATGTACCAAATAATAATGCTGGAATCAATGTTTATTCATTTGCTCTTAAACCAGAAGAACATCAACCAAGTGGCACCCTCAATATGTCTCGTATTGACACCGCTGTACTAAACTTAAAATTAAGTTTAGTCACCAACAATACATCATTATTACATGTATATGCTGTCAACTACAACGTTCTCCGCATATTATCTGGTATGGGTGGTCTCGCTTATTCCAATTAAATATTACGATATTATTTTTCTTCATATTATAATAATAGTTTGTGTATAATAATATCTTCTTTTTTTTTCTCCACTAATAGTATAAAGAATATAGCGTAAATGGGTGGTGGTCTTCTTCAACTAGTAGCTTATGGTGCTCAGGATGTTTATTTAACCGGTAATCCTCAAATTACCTTTTTCAAAGTTGT